TGCTCCCGCAGGTCCTGCTGCTCCATCTGCAATACCAAAAATATCGGTAGGAATCAGCATAGGGTTTGTTGCATAATGTCCTTCAAGTCCTCTACCTAAAATACCAAGAATACCTCTATCTGTTGCTTCTCCACCATCTGAATTTGCAGGTTGTTCTCCTGTCTTATTAAATGGAGTTCCTCCTGCTACATCGGTTCCTGAGTAATCTTGTGATTGCTCTGGTAGTGGATCTGGTGCCTTTGTTGGGTCTGCTATAACTGTTGTAGATACATTTGAATCTGATCCACTCTCATCCGACTTAAATCCTCTAAAAGAACCTATAACAACTGGTAATTGTGCTTCTTCTCCATCTAAGAAAAATCCTAGAACCTGTGCACCAACTTCCAATGCTGTAGTTGTTCCTGTATTTTTTATACCTGCTTGGTCTGTAGGTAACAAAACTTGTGCCCAAGGCAATGACTTAGTAGGAACTGTAGTTAAATATGCTTCTTTTGACTGAGTGCCTGTGTACCAACCTAAAATACGCACACGAACTCTACCAATCTCTTGTGGATCTTCTTTATCCTCGACTTCTCCGACCCACCACGTGAATCCGTCGCGACCCATCACATCAGTTGTACCTTGTAAAGCAGTTGTCATTGTTAAGTTATCCTCCGTTTTTATTTATGCGTAGGAGATCCATCCTGTAGCGATTATTTTCTCTTCTGGTGACGTAAGACCGTGATGAACGTGAGTCCAATCTGCTGGCCAGAACACCGTTAAACCTTTTTCAGGTTTTATTTTTCTGTCTTGATGTATCCAGTATGTTTCACCACCTTCATTAATTGTATTTAAGTAAGTCATCCAAGCAAGATGCCTATAGGATGCAGTCTTACCAGACCCGATTCTTTCACAATGAGGGCGGTGATAACCACCTGTATTTGCAGGATACCATTGTATATTGAACGGTTCATTCAATTCAACGGGTGCCATACAAGCGTACGGGAATCTTTCAAGGTATTTATCAAGAACTGTTTGTAGTTCTCCTAAGAAAATACGAACTGCCTTATCATTGAGAAAAGGAGGTATTGCCATATCAACAGACTTCTTGATGGTAGGGTCTACCCCATCAGAGAACTCTCCATTAACCTTTTTAAGATAAGTACAATTATCCCAAAATTCCAGTAAATTGTCAATAGTGAGATCACTTATATGATCTCCATAGATAAAATCAGTCGTCATATACTAGACACTCTGGTTCTTCTGGATGCTGATCGCACCATAGTTCCAATGCGTTAGGGTCGTGATGATCTCCTGCTTCTATCTCTTCTTTATGATGTGCTGCATACTCTTCTAAGTCGTGCAGTTCTTCTTTTGCGTGTCTGCGTGCAGCAGGGTTCATTGTTGGATCATCAATGATGTCCTTGTCTTTTTTAATGTGATCTTCGATGTTTTTCATAAAATGCTGTCCTTTGCTAAATTTAGTTTGGTTGTGATTCCTGGTGCTTCCCACTTGTGTTTCAAACCAATCACAATATACTTACCAGAATACAATTCGTCAAGTTCCAAACGTTCGGATTGCCCTTCAGTCTGTGACATAGGTATTCTGACATCAATAATGTCACCTGCATCTATGGAAATATTTCCAGGGACTGTTATATCTAGTCTAATAGTATTTAACAGTTGCCAACGTGATGCAGAATATGCTGAACTTGTAACGGAGTCAAAGGTCATATTCTTTGACGTACCTTCTGGGTTTGTTGAATTTTGAGCATTCTTCATACCTGGAAGTGCTCTAATCTTCATACGAGTTGGTTTTTCTTCTGAAAAATACTCGTCATTTGCAGTAGGGTAAGGGAAACCACTGTTTAGATTACTAGATAGATTCCATACTTTCTTAGCACCCATATTAACTGGAGCGTTTATAGATCCCGCAGGTGCTGATCCTGCTTTATTAGTTTCTGCTGTACCACCTGAGTTAGGTAAAAATCCCTCAGTCAAAGCGGGCATCAGTATTCCAATAACAAAATTACTATACAGTCCAGTACGCATCTTTTCTAAGTGATTTGCACGATCTGGATAGTTTATTGACTCTATATTATAAGCGTTTGTATCATTATCTGTCAAGTTTGCTTGTACATAAGTATATACTTTGGGGTTTGTAAAAGATGGATTCTTCTCGGAACATAGGTAATCCATTGTTGCAAAATTCATACCTTTACGTGTTTGCCAGTACATATATCCAGGTCTTTTTGATACTGAACCTACAATTTTATCTGAAATATATGAAATCACATCATAGGGTCTCCAAGACGTAGATATAAAACTAAAATTACCAGAAGATTCTTCCCAATGGTTGTGTTGTGTTTCTTTTAGATATGTCTTCTCAACATCTTCAACAGTATCAGATCCCTTTTGATCTTCAAATGATTTAAAAACACGATTGGTTTCATTTAATGCTGTGGAAGGTGATGTGGTATATAAAATGTAAGTCTGTGCACGTTCTGATTTTGTAACGTTACCAACTTTATATACTTTTTGTATTATTTCTAATTCTTCATCACCTGATGAATCAGTTTTCATAGAGAGTCTTATATACTCATTACCGTTTAATTTTAATGCTAAATCTATGGTGTCATAAATCACTATCTCCATTCTCATTGTAGGAGAATCTACAGAGGATATAATATTAAATGCAGAACATAATCCACGGAGATCAAAAGCATTTTCTCCACTAAAACTTAATTGAGACAAATCCTCTTTAGGAGAAGTATCTTTACCTAAAACTAAAAGACCAAACTCATCTATATTGTAACCTTTGGGTTGATAATCTGCCATTAGAATAAGTTACTCGGTGATGTATTTTTCTCAGTCATATATCCAAATCGACTTTGAATATAACTGTTAATCTCATCTGGTTTAGATGGGAGAACAATTTCTTGATCAGATCCACCTCCCTGCTTTGTTAGGAGAGGTCTTTCTATTACATCTAAAACAACAGTTTCTATATTTGAAGTTAATGCAGCACTTTCTAGTTGTTCCTCTGCTTGATTAACACTACCTATTAGTGATGCTAACATTGTTCCTGTGTCACCTTTACTACCAATAATTGTTGCTGCTTCTAATAATCTTTTTATAGAAAGACTAGGATCTTTACGGGTATCTGGTGTATCTATAGGAACTATCATCTCCTCTCCGTGACCTACAAATCCACCTATTGATCTACTCAATATAGGATTGAATCCTACAGGATAACCTGATTGTGGTCCACGTATTAGTCCACCTTTACTCATACCACCTTTCAAACTTTCAAGCATTGCTATAGTATCGTTCCAACTTCTAGTACTCTTACTTACTGCACTTTCATTTGCAGGTATCTCATCAAAGAACTTTGATAGGTTTAAAGCAAATTGATTTACATCTATTTGATCACCCAAGAAATCTTGGAAACCTGCCATATTCTTCAGTTCTTTGAAGATAGTATCTTGACCTGCGGGATCGAATTTGAAAGTTTTAGGGTCTTTACCAGAATTTTTTAGTGCTGCTAAAGCATTAGATAATTTTATACCATAACGACCTATCTCTGTACCTTCACCATACAGTGCAACTAATTCTTCAACAGTTTTCTGAGTTAAGGAAGTATCCATACCATCAGGTATTGCATCATATCTATTATTAGATGCCTCTTTAGCGATAAATTCACCTAAGAAATTAGATCCCTTTAATCCATATGTAGAACCACCTTTACCATCAAAGGTTTCCTGTTGAGCAGACGTTACCCCTGAGAATGTATTAGAAGAAGTTATACTCTCTTCTGTACCTCCACTTCCTCCTGATACCCAACTTAAAACTTTTGTTAAACCAGTTAATAATGTAATTAAAGGTGCCATAGCATACTTGCCTATGAAACTTGCAATCTCTAATATTCTAGGCATATGTGGTTCTATAAAATCAAGAACTTTTCCTACTGTTTCTGCATATTGTACAAAGAATTTCTTTATTGCATCACCAACTGGTTTTAGAGTTTTATTGACCCACGCACCAACTCTGGCAAAGAATTTCTTTATCGGTTCTATAATATTTTTTACAATAGGACCAACATACTTACCTACGTGTTTACCTAAAAATCCACCAAGAAGATTACCAATAGCACCACCAATTCCAGGTAATAACTGATTTCCTAATGCACCAAGTGCCATAGCACCAGTTGTTGCACCAACTCCTCCACCGACTGCTGCTGATTGTCTATCCTCTTCTGGAATATCCTCATCATTCATTATATCATTATACGCTAGGAATCCTTGTCCTAAACCTAACGCTGCTTGACCAAGAACATTACCACCAAATACTTTTGCTAAGTTAAGAACACCTTTACCAACTAACTGAAGCATACTACTGAATGCTTTTAACATTGTTGCAGGGTTTTTTAGAAATGCTAGTCCTGCTCCAACTAAACCTACTCCTGCTAATAACTTGGTTGCACCTCCAAGTCTCGTCATAAATGACTTTCCATCACCAAATAATTGATTCCAAGATTTACCTATCCAACTAACTATCCCTGATACTACGTTCCATAAACCTTTTAACATTATTCCAAGTCTATTCATTATCTTCGTCAATTTTTTCTGATTCTCATCTTTAGAAATCCAGTCTAAAGTGCTAAAAATTAACAAACCTTTAAACAATTTACCGAGATTTCCCATAAAACTCGAACCAGTTTTACCTAATAACGCACCAACAGCAAAACCTAAAGATCCTTTTAAGAATCCTTTTGCCATTTTAGCAGCATTTGATTTATCTCTGGCAAGTTGA